GCCAGGGGATGTTCTCCAGCCTACTAAAGCCGCATCTAGTTCTCCTCATTAGGGTTTAGGGCTATGGGGCGTTGAGTGTGTGCGTAACCAGGGGACCAGCCCTCTTTGATCCTGGGATGTCCTACAAGCTCCCCAGGGCTCCCCTGTGCAACGACGAATGAACTAAGCCACCCATCGGCCTCTATGGGGCCATTGGCTCCTGAGCGAACTGAGGCGCTGTGAGGGAGCCTTACAACCAGAGACCAGCTAGAGCTACTGGGGGCTTCAGCCTCGCGCGCGCTTAAGTACCTTAGTATCTAAGTACCTTAGTATCTAAGTATCATAGGATGATAATAATACCCCTCCGGGTAATCATTAGTACCTATGTACTATAGAGGGATTCTTTTTTTCTCTCCATAGGGAAGAGTTATAGCCCAATCAGTCGATTTCAATACTGAAGGCTCAAAACCCTTAGTCTTTAGCTACTAGAGGGGGTCTTGAATTGTCATCAATGTCGTCCTCACGCTCCTGCTTGTCGAAAGAATCGTCTATCTGATGGTCTACCTCTGAGGACTCTCCAGAGCCTCTGTGCTGCATTTTATTGTCGGAGGCTATGTCCCTACCCTGGACACCTCTTCGTCGATCCTGGGGGAAGCTAGGGCCCTTAGAGCGTCTTCTGCTGACGGAGTCGAGGTGCCGTACTTGGTCGTAGTCGATTTCCAGGGTAGCCCAGTGATACTGGCACTTCGGGCACCTTCGGTGTCTACGGATCGTTTGGTGCCTTGAGTCCCATCGCGCATCCACCACGGCTGTGAGGGAGTCGAGGCAGTAGGGGCAGCGCATCTAGATCCAAGTCATCTTTAGGGGCTTGGCTCCTAGCGTGATGGCACCAGGCCCAGCCTCCATGTAGTTCTTCAGCATCTCGGTGTGGGCATCATCACGGATGTCCTTCATTTCCCGCTGGGTGTCCCTGGCCATAGCGTCCACAAGGTACTGAAGGGCCATGGACAACGCATCCAAACGGTCATCGTGACGCAGTGCTCCACGGTCCCTGGTGATGCGAGAGAATTGATACATGAGTTGATACTGGAGTTGCTTCTCGGGCGGGTGATCCTGGCAGGATTCGTAATCTCTTTGAATCAGAGAGCGATCAAAGATGAGTTTATGCGAAGAACTTAAGGGCTCAACAACATCACATATCCGCCGTTCTTTCTGGATGTGGTGACGGACCTCGTCAATGCCACAAGGGTAGATTCGTTGTAGATGCGGCTTTAGTAGGCTGGAGAACATCCCCTGGCCAAGGTTTGCTTCAACGAGGATAACGTTCACTTTGTGCCTCTTGGCGATCTCGGCAATCTCGATGAGCACAGGTTCCTCAAAGCCGCCTTTAATGCCCTTGCACTCAAGTACAAAAGCTTGGCCTGCGTATGAGGCTGTGACGGCTACGGCCGTCTCGTCGGTCCCTCGGCCTGAGGGGTCTACGCTCATCACCTTCATATCGTAGGGCACTAAGTTTCCATCGGTTGCCATGGAGCGGTGGTATCTATCGCCGTTGAACCCTACGCACGGGAGCCCATTTAGGATCTTCTCGGGATCATTGCACCAGACGTAATGTTCCCAACAGCGATTTGAGTCCAGATCAGCCACTTGGAGATCATTGATCTTCAGCGGGTAGCGGTCAGCGTCTGAGAGACTCTGGTCCAGCATGAACTGGAGATTGAACATGGATCTCCCGTAGCTCAATTCACGCTCCATGAGATCGTCACCGTCAAAACGCTTGGGGTCCGTTGGTGTGCCGGAGGAGGCCTCCAGCGCAGCGATCATTGGAGCCAATAGGTCCCCGTAGCCGAGCTTCTGCTTCTCTGTGGGCACCTTGGCTGGCCAGATGCGTGTACTGAACCCTCGGCCCGGAAGCTCCTTGAGGAGATCCTGTTCGGTCTGAGGTGTGCCCAAGTAGATGATGCGCCCACCGGGTTTGAGCACAGCCTCGTACTCTTTTGTGGCCGCCGATAGCTTGGAGCGCATGGCCTGTGTTTGTGAGTTGGCCCAACTAGCTGCATCGTCAACAATGACTTCGGAAGCACGCGCTCCAGTGATGCTGGAGAACACACCCTTGGAGGTCACGCTTGGTGCATGAGCAGGCGGTGCAGGCCCTACGTCAAAAGCCAGCTTGGAACACCTCTGGTTCTCTCGCGGCCGAAGGTGAGCGGTGAGCGCACCCATCTCTTCGATGAGCCTCAAGGTGAAGGTGCTGAAGTCATCGCTGCGGTTCTTGGATGCTGAGATCACCAAGAAGTTGATGCTCGGATCGAGCAAGAGCTTCCAGACCACATAGGCACTGGTGATGTAGCTCTTGCCTACACCACGAAACGCTTGTACCACACAACGCTTGGGCCCATTGGATATCCAGTCCGCTATGTCGTACTGCACAGGCGTTGGCTCCGGGAGACCCAAAGCATCCCACGCCAGGTACAGCCAGTTCTTGAAGCCGTCCGTGCCTTTGAGACGCGGATCGACGTTGGTCAATTAGGCCCCAGCGATCCTCTTGCCGCTTTTCTTCATCTCGATCTTCAGCCCACTACGGAGCCGCATTCTGCCGTCCCACGGCTGTGCGATCATGGGGGCTGCGGCCCGTTTGGCTCGTGTGTGGACACTACGCCTGCTGTGGGCTGTGGACTCGTGGTAAATGCGTTTCTCGGCCATGATTATTCTGCTTGGGCAATAGGCTCATCGTCTGCCTCAAAGGGCAAGACGGTGGCAAGTTTAGTAATGGGGGACTCAGCGAACGCAAGGGAATCAATGCCGTTGTCCTTGAGGAATTGACGGGCTACGGAAAGGTCAGCCGCTGTGGCCTCTCCGCTCTTGATGCGGTCCAAGAGAACTTGGGCTGTTTCGTTGTGGAGTTCCTCAAGGAGTCTGCCAAGGTCACTCATCAGTAGGCTCCCTTGATGCTTAGGCCACGGCGTTTACCGAGGGCCTTCTTCTTTTTCTTCTTCATGTTACTCCATGAGGTAAACGTAGATTTGGCAGCCCGATGTGGGGGCCTTCATCACGGCACGCATCTGGGGAAGTATGGCCACGTTGGTTTGCACCACGTTATTGTCCGAAGAGTTCAAAGCCCCACTGGACGCAATTTTCATCCAGCCAAGGTCTGCGGATAAACGACCCTGAAGTTCCACATCAGTGCAGCTTCCATCAGTGATGGCGTACTGGATTGCACCCGACTCATCTTCAAGCATCTGAAGGTTGAATTGATCCCCGGTAACATCAGAGGTGTCTGGGGCGGTCATTTGTAGAAGTTCATGTACACGGGACATCGGATTACTCCATTATGTAGGCTTTGAGAGATACGTTGGATGCTTGGATCATCCGAACGCGAAGGTGTGGCAGGAGTGCCAGGTTGGTGAACAGAACCTCTGTAGGCTCGCCAGACCCACCCATGTCATCAGTGACTTTGAGATCGACCCAATTCAGGCCTAGTCGGGCTACGCCCTGGAGCTTGACGTTGCCGCAGCTCCCCGCAGTCACCTTGACCTGTAGGGCACCACTTTCATTGGTGCGGTAAAGAGGCGTAATCGTCACGCTGTTTTCAGAGCCTGACGCTTTGGCTGTGATGTCTAACATCAGGTGTGTTCTGCTCATAGGAAGTCTCCAATTTGATTCAGGCCCAAGGAACACGTTGCGCCTACAACGGCTGCAACGCCAAGAGCCCAAGATCGGCTCTGTTCTAATTCGCGCACACGGGACTCCAGCTTTTCGATCTCTTGCCCGTATGTAGTCATGGTCGCAAGTATGCAGTCAACCTTGCCTTCAAGGCGTCCAATGACCAATAGGAGGTCTTCGTGTGTGGACATCAGTCAGTGCTGCTTGCCCGGATGATGTAGTTGATGATGAGACCGTGGCTCTTGCCTGCCTCTGCTTCCAGAGCCTTGCCACCTGTAGATGCAAAGGTGGACCCGGCGATCCCCTCGTCCCCTACGGCCATGCGTACAGCCGATACGCCACCCATGTCATCTTGGCCAATGGGCATACGGCCACGAAGGTCAGGTAGCTCAAAGGTGGTACTGCCGTCCCCAACGCCAAAGCTATCGGCAGTCACGCTAAACAAGGCCGCCACTGGTACGACAGCCGGAAACTACAAGAGCATTC